TCCGGGACATCCCAGAGTTTAGTTGCCGGGTTAAACGAGCGGGCCGGGAGGGTCCTGACCCTCTCAAGCACTACCCTCCACTGGTCCTTGTCCCGGCTAGCCCACGAGAGGATGAGGCGGCCCTTGTCGTCACCCTGGCCCCTTGCGCAGGTGTAGGTCACGCCCTTTACCGGGCCAAGCGGGGCTGGGAGTCCCGTGGGGCTTAACAACTTGCTAGACTGGATGGCAGCCTGAACCCTTTTGTCCGGCATCGGAACCGGGGCAAGCGGCTGATAGCGGGGGCCACTAGTCAATGGGGTTTTATATAAATTAACTTTTCCGGATGGGCCGTTGGTGGGTTCGCTTGGCGGCGGCGGATAATTACTCACTTGAAAAACCTCCTGGGAACAGACACGCCCCGCTCACGGGACAGCCACCCCATAAAGTCCACCCAGGCCGGGGAGGTCGGGCAGATAAATCCAAAGGGGACAAAGCCCCCTGCCTTTGCATAATCCAGGATGCGTAAGAAAAAGGCTGACCCGGAACCGAACACCAGCCGGGCCTCCGGGCAAATTCCTACTAGGTCCGCACCCCTAGCAAGCCACCACTGGTAGGCCTCACGGGCACCCTTCCAGAACATCAGTTCCTGGGCCTGGCCCCAGCGGGCGGGCTGCTTGCCCATAGCCTCGCAAAGAATATCGGAGGCGACATTGCGGACCTTATGGGGCACCTGCTCCTTTAAGGCGGCAATTTGTTCACGGGGAGGCAACGCCCGGTCCTGCCTCCATAGGATGGCTACAAATGGGCTGTATGCCCCGGAGTTAGGGGGAGTGGTCACAATGAAGTCCACCAGGGACACCTTTTGCCGCCTCCCGGCCTTCATCGGCGGGTAGGGGTAGCCCTCCGGGACAAGGGCCTCAAGGCGGGCAAGGGCATTGTCCAGGCATTCAATAAGTTGGTCCAGGTCAGTCGGGACCTTGGGCATGATAAATTCCCCGGAGGGGCTGTTGGACTTGACCCAGGCGGCTCCCCACTGGTAGGCGGCGGGGAATGTCCCCAGGAGCAGCTGCGAGAGGACCAGCTGGAGTCGGCTGCCTACCTTTGACAGGTTGTCCGGGTCCAGTTTTGTCTGCGATATAAGGGCCTTGTGTCGGGACATCAGGTCAGAGAGTCCCCGGAACTGGTCTGCCGTGAACTTGAAGGCCTCGTGCCTCCCGGCGGGAATTATCCTGCCCTTAATGCGGACCGGGTGGACCTTCGGCAACACCTGAACCTTTACCTCAAAGGCCTCCGGGCGGTCCATCCCAGCTGGGACAAATGCCTCATTAGGGTCTAGCACTTCAGCCGTCACTTGGCCCCTGCCTTGTTCGGGTGCTTACTTACCCAGCGGGCAATAAAGGCCTGGCACCCTTCTATGGTGTCCGGGTAGGCCTCTAAAAATTCTGCCCTCATCTGCGATGCCGTTACATTCTCAACCCGGACCAGGCGGGCCTTCATGGGCTCTAGGTTCTTGCCCCTATACTCAGGCCTAAACCATTGGACACTGGGGGAATAGCCCCGGCTCGTCATCTCAAGCAGGACCTGGGAATGATACCACACCAGGGTAGGCTGGGGGAGGTTCCAGAGCCATTGGAGGCGGCGGCCCTTGCCCCAAGACTTGCCCCTAAAGCGGCAGCAGTCCCTATGGAGGGCACACAGCATCCGTGGGGGGAGGGTTGAAAGTAGTTCTGGGTGAATTATACGCATACAAAGTCCTTGAAAAGGTCTTGCGGTATTATACCCTAGGGGCCGGGGGCCATCGTAAATAAAATTTTACTGATGGGCGGCTAGAAAAGGCCCGGCGAAAAAAGTATAATTTACCTGGGCCCGGCAAAACGGGTTCAGCCGTCACGGGGTAACCAGCCCCCGGAGGCGGTCAGCCCGGAGGGTAAAAGCCGGGCGAACTGGGACATAAGCAACCTGGTAATAGAGCCAGTAAGGGTCCCGCCACTAGCGGCGTCAGCGAACAAGGTTGAGTGGTGTATAGAGGTAGAGAACAAGAGGCCTTGCAACCTCCTGGAGCCTATCTTCAAACAGAGTCCCGGCCCACAAAAGGTTGTGCCTATTCCATAGTAAGATATTTTGGCGGCGGGGCCTCCCCTCAAGCATTTTCGCAGGGGCGGTCCCGCAGTCTTGTGTTCGCCAGCCCTGGTCGCTATGGGTGGATATTCAGCCGGGACATTTCCCGCCATGACTTTTAGTCGCAGTGTAGCGTGAGCAGACCCCTGACAGGATGACCTGGGGGTTGGGAGCAATCCCAGTAGCGTGTCGCCCGTGAAATCCGGGCTTGGTGATAGTCCATACTTTGATGGGGTATTTAGCCAAATTGCTCCCGTTTCCGGGGGCAGTTTGGCTCCTGAACCTCCATTTCCGGGGTAAGCCTTCGGCAAGGCATTAGGACCATAAAGGGTCTAGGCCTAGACCATGAATGCCTCATGAGGTATGGCGTGAGCCAAGAGTCATAGGGCCTCAGTAAAAGGTTTAATTTAGGCCCATACTATGTCAAAACCTCAATTTTTCGGCACACTAGATGGATACATCAGGGGTCACGGCCAGACCTTCGGACACCTCCATGTGGTCCGGGAGGCTCCCCACTACCCTCCCCCTCCAGTAGGTCAGCAGACTGCTCCCCCGGCGGCTCCGGGCCGTCACTCCACTCCCCGTGAGTGGTGGGAGGCCCAGGCAGAGTTCTACGGGTGCCCGGTCCCTCCCTATCCAGGGGACTAGCCACCCAAAAACCCACTTTTAAGGCTGGATTGGGTCTGAGGGGTCCATCTATACACCCCTATCAGAAAAGGTGGCCTAGCAGCCACCCTTCTTTTGTTTACCATTTCCTTGAAATGTCCCAGGCCCTCCTGCTCCTGCGGGGTTCCTCCCGGTTCCGGGAGTCCGCAGCGGCCTTTATGGCCAGGTTTAGGTCCTCTATTGCGTCCCTTGCGGAGTAGTCCCAGCGGAGGGCGTTGCGGCACGGGGCTGCACCCCTAGACATTAGGCCTCCCCCTTAACCGGGAACACATTAACACGGATGTGCCAGCAGACAATGTTGTAGCCAGCCACGCCCTTGCTCACTACCTCGCAGCGGCCCTTCTCACCAATCACGATGCCGTTCAGCACGGAGTAGCCATGGGTGCCGTGGGTGATAGAGAGGCCAGAACAGTCCGTGGCCGTGCCCACATAGCGTTCTACACGCTGGGCCAGGTCCTGGATGAGGGTGGCGGCATCCTCAGCGGCTCCCTTCTCAATCTGGGCATCCGTCAGGGCAGCCATGCGTTTCAGTTTTTCCTGCTCGTCACGGGCGGCGTCAATGCGGCAGAACCTGGTCCAGGCATCCGAACCATGCCCGGCCTTGTAGGCCTCACGGCGGGCGTCATAGTAGTCATCCACTGAATACCATTCCCCGTTGGCCTTGCGTTCGGCAATGTCATTCTGCGCAAAGGTCCTGCGGAACTTTCTGTCAATGATGAGGCTGCGTTCAAGTTCACCCTGGTAGACCTTAATGGCCTGGGGAATAGCATTCACCTTGGCCTCTGTTTCGTCCAGTTCCCTTTCAAGGCGGCCCAGGTCCATCTTGCGGCCTTCAATCTGGGCCTTGCGGCTCTCAATACCCTTGCGGGCCTCTTCAGCAGTGTAAGTCGTGGTCCAGAGTTCCCAGGGGGCGTTGCTGGTGTCGTTCCCGTCACCCTTGAACTCATACCCGGCCTTGGCCAACTTGGCGATGGCATTGTTCATATGGGTCTGAAGGCGGGGCAGGGCCTCCTCAGCCTTGCGGATAGCGGCCTGGGCCCTCTCAATATCCTTCTTGATGGTTTCAATCTTGCGCATTTTTCTAGTCCTTTGCCCCGGAGGGGCGGTTGATTTTGTCCTTTAACGCTTATAAATATAACTCTTTTTTCGTGAAAAGGGTAGTGGTTCAGACAACTTTTTTCGTAAAATTTTATTTACTAAAAAGCCCCCAGGGGACATTACCCCGGAGGCCCCGCCCGGACTCCCTACGCAAGCCAGGCAGCCCGGTCCTTAACACTGTGGGTCCCGTCCCCGAAGGCCCAGACGAACTTCACGAACAACGCCAGGGCGGCCTCCCTCGTTTCTATGCCTCCCTTGACGGCCTCCACGCCATCCTCCCCGTGGTAATAGACATAGAACTTGTTGCCGTCAGCGTTTAGGCTAACCCACTGGCCGCTGTGCGTTTACTCAACCCTCATGATTTGGTAGTTCATACAGCCCCTCCCCTAGAGTTCCACCTTGATGTTACGGACAAAGGCCCACTCAGTGATGTCAGTCTTTACATAGTCCGCATCCGGGCTGCGGTCAATGTGTTCCTTTTCCTCCCTGGCTACCTTAATGGCGGCCTCAAGGCTGTTTCTATACTTCGGGGAGTTGTTGCCCACCTGGCCCGCCATACTGACCTGCGGGTTCCTATACCTGAAAAATGTTACTACCCTGTATTTCATTGCTATGCCTCCTTGATGGTTCCTTCGGTTAAGCGGTGTTGAAATTCTAGGTGGACCTGCCCCTTGGAATAGGGCCTCAGGCACTTATAGGCCCACCCGAACATGTCCTGGGCCAGGGGCTCAAAATGTTCCTCCCTAGTCCCAACAAACCCGGTCTTGCTGTCCTTATAGGTCTTGGCGTCCTTCATATTAGGCTACCCCCTTCAGCCAGTCTAATACGATGACCGGGATGTCCCTAGTGTCGCTGGGGGTAAAATAGCGGATGCCCGTGACTTGGCCCTGACGCTCCGCAACGCAGAATGTCCCGCAGGGGGAGGTAGTAAAGGTGATTTTGGTCCTAATCTTGGCCATGGTTCTAGTCCTTTGCCCCGGAGGGGCGGTTGATTTTGTCCTTTAACGCTTATAAATATAACTCTTTTTTCGTGAAAAGGGTAGGGGTAGAATAGTAAAATTTTATTTACTTTTCCCCATAAAAATCTTACTTTTTACTTACGGCACAGAAAATAGGCTATATTTAGGGGTATGAATACCCGTCAGAAATACAACTCCACCATTCCGAAGGTAAAACGGGGGCCAGAGCCTATGACCCACCGCCGCCCCACGGATAATAGCCCCGCAGAGGCAGGCACCATTGCCTATGTCCCGCCCCGCACCTCCGGGGCTAAAAAGGACCCCACTGCCCTATTCCCGGACTGGAAGGCATCCGGGGCCTCCCTTGAGGAGGTCATATTTGCGGCTGAGTATCTTCAGAGCCGCTTTGACGCCGGGGCTGCTTACCGGGCCACCAACCCCAAGACCTCTCCCCGGAACGACACCGCCCACGGCATGGCTATGTTAAGGCGGCCCGCTGTCCAGGCCCTATTGACGGACTACACCAGCAGCTGGCTCCGGGGACGGGCTGCCCAACTAGAGTATGAGTTGTTCAGCACCCTCCACGCCATGGCCTTTTATGACCCCGGCCAGCTGGTCAACCCGGACGGCACTGCCGCATTTAGTTCCTGGGATGAACTGCCCGTTGAAATCAGGCGGTGTGTCACGGCCATTGATGTCAAGTTCTACGGCAAGGATGCCAACCGGGAGGCCGTCACCATTACCCTAGCCAGTAGAGCGGATGCCCTAAAGGCCATTGCTGGCTACCTCGCCACTATCAAGAATGGGATGAACGCCCAGATGAACGATGCCATGAGGGTATCTGCCGACACTGAACTGCTCCTGGGCTCTATCATGTCCGGGGGCCGCCCGGTTGACCGCCGCTCCCCCGCCCAGCGGAGGGCTGACGCCATTCAGGCTGATAGGGCCTCCGAAGGTCCTGCCGAAGGGTATGAGGCCCCACCAGTCATCAGGGGGCTGGCCTAATGTTTACCTGGTGTCCCGACTATCTAGCCCGCATCAGGGACTGGCCGCACCTTATGGGTCATATGGTAGGTAAGAACCTATTGACCCCGCTCCACTCCGATTGGTGCAAGATGATTTGGGATGCTCCCGGAGGCCAGCACTGCTCCCTTATGGCCCATCGTGGTGCCTATAAGACAACGGCCATCACTGAAATTGGCATCCTTTACTACCTCCTATTTCACCCCAATGACCGCATTGCCCTCATCCGTGAAACCTGGACAGAGTCCGTAAAGACCCTGGAAACCATCAAGAACTACATGAAGACAGAGGCCATCCAGAGCCTCTTTGCCTATGCCCACGGCAAGCCACCCATCCCAGTAAAGTCCCCCGCCGGGTCCGTCACCTACTCCTTCAAGAGGTCCATCACCAAAGAAGGGAGCATTGACGCATACGGCATTAACCAGGTCCCGACTGGCTCCCACTATGACCGCATAATCTGCGATGATATTGTCACGATAAATTCCCGCCTCTCTAGGGCCAAGCGGGAGGCCGTCAAGCAGGGCGTGCTTGAAATCATGACCAATATTGTGGACCCCGGCAAGTCCTGCTTTTTCGTGGGGACTCCCTGGCACTACGATGATGCCTGGGCCATGAAGAATGAGGAGGGTGAGTTGATTATCCCGGAGGCCTGGAAATACAGACCCCAGGACACCCACATTCTTACCCCGGCCCAGCTGGAGGCCAAACGCAAGACCACCACGGCATCGCTGTTCGCTATCAACTACATGCTAGATACGAGCGTGCGTGACGAAGGCCAGATATTTGATGAGCCCCACTATGCGGACTGGGACCACTCCCTGCTCCCCACCCGTGTTCACGCCCATGTGGATGCCGCCTGGGACGGGGCCTGCACCAACGCCCTCACTATCATGGCCAAGAACCCTATCACGGGACGCATCCACGCCTATGGCAAGATGTATCCGGGGAATATCCAGGACTGCCTCACTGATGTAGTTCAGACCTGCGGGGCCTACAAGTCCAGGGACCTCCGATTGGAGGACAACGCCGACAAGAAGATGCTGGCCAAGGAGTTCATGAAGGTCCCCGGTGCTCCCCGTGTATCCTCTTATCACGAGGCCATGAACAAGGACATTAAAATTGCCTGCTACCTCAAGAAGTATTGGAACGACATTGATTGGGACCCCCGGACTGACCCCAATTACATGATGCAGGTGCTAGACTACAGACCCGGCCAGGACCCCCGTGACTGCGCAGACTCAGCCGCCTCCCTACTCCGTGAGGTGTTCTACAAGACTGATTCAGCCAAGGGCCACGGGTCCTTATACGATTAACAATCAATGGAGGGACAACCCTAATGACTACACTCACCAAAAACCTTTTCCGCTTTGACGGATGGAAAAACCTCTTGAGCGGCCTGGGCGGCCGCCGGGACAAGACCCGCTACACCAAGCCCTCCCCGGTCACCCGGCTCTCTGACATAGAACTGGCTGCCCTCTATTACGGGGACCCTATTGCGGCAGATGCCGTGGACTACCTGCCTGAGGACATGACCAAGGCGGGCTTTGAGGTTAATGGGGACAATGGGGAATTGGAGCAGTCATTCAATGAACTCCACGGCCCCGAAAAGTTCAAGGAGGCCCTGGCCTACACTGAACTCTATGGTGGGGCAATTATCCTTATGGACATTGAGGGGTCCGGGACCTATGACCAGCCCTATGACCCCGCCAAGGGCAAGAAGGTCAGGGCACTCCGGGTCTACCCCCGGACCCGGATTGACTTGGGACTTATGAAGCAGGTGGTCCTGCCTGAAAGCCCCTATTTTGAGGACTATGAACAATTTGTCATCCGTAAGATAGACGGGGCTACATTCAAGGCCCACGCCTCCCGCTGCCTCATCTTCAGGTCCCCGATTAAGGTGGACCCGACCATGGCGGGATTTGTAGAGCATGAACGCTACTGGGGACTGCCCGCAGTCTTGCGGTATTATGATGCCGTGGCGGCCTATGGGACCCTCATCCAGGGCCTCACGCACCTCTCGCAGGAACTCGCAGTGGGCAAGTATAAGTTGGCCAACCTGGAGCAGCTGGTGGCTGAGGGTGATTATAGGTCTATCAACCGCCGCATGGACGCAATAGACACGCAGAAGTCCCTCGTCAACGGCGTGTTCCTGGGTGAGGGTGAAGACTATACACGGGAGCAGCTGACCTTGTCCGGGGTGGATGCCCTCACGGACCGCTTTATGATGCATGTCGCAGCGGCTACCCGCTATTCAGTCACCCGGCTCTTTGGCCGCTCCGCTGCTGGGATGAACGCCACGGGCAAGGGGGACCAGGACAACTACTATGACCGGGTGAAGTCTGCCCAGACCAACCGCATGACCCCGCTGCTGATTAGGCTCCTAGAGGTCCTGAACAACTCCCTCAAGGTCCTGCCGAAGGGCGAAAAGATTGCCGTGACCTACAACCCGCTTTATCCGCTGGACTCCACCCAGGAGGCTGATGTGCGGTATAAGATTGCCCAGGCTGATGCCGTGTATATTGACCGGGGCGTGCTCTCGCAGGATGAGGTGCGGTCCAATAGGTTCCTGGGCGGCTACAAGTTGGACACCTCTGTTGATACCGATGCCGCCCCGAACCTCGTGCCCCCTAACACCACCCCGGCGGTATAGCCCATGCGCAAGTCCACTACATTTGCCCGGCTATTCCGGGAGCAGGGCAGCCGCAAGGCCGTCAAGTTGATGTCCCGGAGGCAGTGGAAATATCCTGCTGCACTAGAACACCAATATGCCCGGTCCATCAAGTTCTACCTGGACAAGAGTTGGAAGGGCTATGCCCAGACCCTTATTGACTCCTATGTTCCCGCCCGGATGGATGCCCTGGAGGACATCTGGCCTGAGGACCCGACCCGTGGCCCGGTCCTGGGGGCTATTGTTACGATTGCTGAGAACATGGAAAAGTTCAACCAGCGGGAGTGGGATGCCTTCAAGAAAATTGCCGTGGGGGCGGCCTTTAGTGAGGAGGATGCCTGGACCCAGTCCGTGGTGGATGAATGGGCCCGGACCCAGGTGACCCTAATCACCAAGGCCTCTAATGATATGCGTGACGCAGTTGCCCGCCGGGTCCGCAAGGGCGTTGCCGAAGGTCAGAACAACGATGAAATCAAGGCCCTAATCATGAGGGACCTGCCGGGAATATCTACCCGGCGGGCTGCTATTATCGCAAGGGACCAGACTGCTAAACTGAATGCCGACCTATCCCAGGGCCGCATGGAGCAGGCAGGCATTGAGACATATATCTGGTCCACCTCTATGGATGAGCGGGTCAGGGGACTCCCCGGAGGTAAATATGCGGACTCCCGGACCTCCCACTATGTGATGGAGGGGCTGATTTGCCGTTGGGATGACCCGACTAAATACCGCAACGCCTCCGGGGAATGGGTGGCCCGGCCTATGGGTGCCCCGCTACTCCACCCTGGCCAGGACATTATGTGCCGCTGTGTCGCCCTACCTAACTGGGGGGAGTTAGACGAACTGACTGACGCTACCCCTGAGGAACGGGCCCAAACCGAACTTGAGATGGCTCAGGAGGCCCTTCAGCGGGCACAATCAGCTGCCTCTTATGTGGACCCCTCCAATCCAGCCTACAAGGAATTTGAAAAGGTCACCCTAGAGGCCCAAAAGTTCCTAGACTCTTTGAAGAAGGTTGCCCCCTCTATGGTAGCAAGGGCCGTTGAAAAGGCTGCGGCCCCGGCGGTGATTAAGCGGGTTATACAGACTGAACACCCAAAACGGGTGCCAGGTGTTCAACGCCGCTATGAGTTTATTATGGAGCAGCTGAGTGTAGATAAGGCCACGGCTGAAAGATATGCGGATGCAATAGAATCATACACTGGCAGTTATTATTCTGAGATACGGAACTATCAAAAGGGCCGTGCCCAGTCTGCTAGGCCTGATGTATTGGAAAAGTATAAAACCTGGGGCGATGACCTAGAACAATTTATTGAGCTGTCCCCTAAATGGGGCGGTGGGACTACATACAGAGGGTTTTTCACATCTAGTGATAGATTTGACCAGTTGATGGATGATATGGTTGTAGGTAAGGAACTAAATATGGGCGGCACCTCTTCATGGTCCACGGATATAGGTCAGGCCAAGTCCTTTGCTAAAAACTTTGATGAGGGAGTTCACCAGGTTTTGATGGAATGCAAAGGACCTAACCGGGGAACATCTGTAAAGGCGTTGTCTGGATATACATCTGAAGATGAGGTGCTGGTGTCCCGGCATGCCCGGTATAAGATAACTGGAACCCGTCAAGAAGGTTCTTTCACGATATTTGAAGTTGAGGAGGTAAGCAATGGCTGGTGATACCTTAATTGAACGCTGGGCCAATGACGATGACCCAGTGTCCGCTGTCCCGGCTCCGAAAAAGGGCCCGGACCCGCTGGCCTGGGCCGCTCTGGTCCCTACCAATATGAACGGGGAGGCCCCTGAAGATGTCCGCAAGGCAGAACGGGCTATTGTATTGGAGTGGCTGGAGGGGCTATTGCGGCCAACCAACTCCGTCACCCCGTATATCATGGCCTACGTCAAGTATGTCCGGCAGGGTCACCCGCCGAAGGTAGATTTTGCCCCAACTATTGACTTGGCAGAGTTTTTGCCGATGAAAAAGCCCGTTGACTTATAGTTGGCCCAGGTCATTTCTAGGCCCTCCCGATTGCGGGAGGGCTTTTTATTTGTCTGTGGGATATTTTATCACCGGGATAAAAAGAGGGCCTATTTGGCCACTTATCGGCCACTTATTGGGCAGCCTATCCATCCGGGTAATAAAAAATTTTTGAAACGGCATCCCTTTTATTAAATTTTTATTATATTTTTCTTACTGGAGCGACTTATGGACCCCAAAATTGACGCAAAACAGACCCGCACCGACTGGTATGACAATTTTATGGATGCTACCCGCCCGGTGGAAAAGACCCCGGAGGGCTTTGCCAAGGCCACAGTGGCCGTTACATCCATTGGTGTCTTTACCTATCGCAACCCGGATGGGACCACCCGGCGGGAACTGCGGTTGCCTGAGGAGGTGTTCAAGCAGGACTCTATGGACACCCTGGCCCTCAAGCCCATGACCCTGCTCCACCCGACTAAAGACCAGACCCCTGAAAGTTTATTGAACCCGGAAACAGTGCAGGCCCTCTCTTGCGGCTCTGTCGGTGTCCCCTTTGCGGACTCTTACCGGGTATTTACTGAGATTATGGTGACCCGTGCGGATGCTATTGAGAGCGTGCTGACCGGGCAGACACTGGGACTCTCTTGCGGATATACCTGCGACATTGAATGGACCTCCGGGAACTGGCTTGGCCAGGACTATGACTGCATTCAACGCAATATCCGATATAATCATGTTGCCCTGGTCCCCCGACCCAGGGCGGGCGATGACGCAACAATCCGCCTTGACGCCGCCGGGGCACCGGGACCCGTGCCCAGTGAGTATTTAACAACCGAAAAGGAGCCCAATATGGACTACAAAAAAGTGAACCTTGACGGGGTGGAATACCAGGCTGAGGCCCAGGTCATCACCGCCCTCACCAAGGCCCAGGAACAAGTGGCCGCCCTTAACTCCCAGGTGGACCAGCTGCGCACGGATGCCGCTGACTCCGCAAAGAAGGTGTCCACGCTTGAAGGTGAACGGGACAGCCTCAAGGAACGCCTTGACGCTGCCGAAAAGGAAATGCCGGGCAAGATTGCTAAAGCAGTCCAGTCCCAGATTGAACTCATGGACAAGGCCCGTGCAGCGGGTTGCGAGGTCCGTGCTGACATGTCCGAAAAGGACCTCAAGACGGCAGTCATCCTCAAGAAGTTCCCCAAGGCCAACCTGGATGGCAAGGATGATAACTACATCCAGGCCCGGTTTGATGCGGCTTGCGAAGCAATTGCCGAAGATGCCGAAAATCAGAGCCGCCAGGATGCGGCTGACATCAACCCCAAAGACTCTACCAAAAAGGACCCGCTGGCTGAATCCATGAAACGCTACAACGCCCGGATGGACAACGCCTGGTCTGACTCTAACCCGAACAAGGAGGCCTAACAATGGCTGCTTATGGTAACATGGAAAAGGCTGTGCCCGGCCTCTTGGATGGGCTTAACCACCAGATTGACTCCCGACTTGCCGATGGAGCAATTGACTTTGGTGATGTCGTCTGCGGCAAGGATGGTGACCAGGTGACCCTGGGTGGCGATGTCCCGCTGGGTATTGTAGCCCGGACCGCCCTGGATGCCCCGAACTACCCGAACAAGGCTGCCGTCAATGTCTGCCGCACGGGCAAGGTTTGGGCCAACGCCTCCGAAGCAGTCACGGCTGACTCCGAAGTGAGCGTGAACGCCTCCACTGGTAAGATTATCGCAAAGACCTCCGCAGCTGCCGGGGCCAAGCGTGTCGTGACCATCACTGTGGCCAACGCCTCGGCTGAAGGCAAGAAGGTGACTGTTGTCGTGGGTGACAAGAAATTTGAACTCACTACCACCGCCACTGTTAAGGCCGCCAATGATGTGGCTGCTGCTATTAAGGCGGGCCTGGAAGGCCTGGACATTCCGTTTGTCCCCACTGTCGCCTCTGCGGTTGTTACGCTTACGGCCAAGGCCAAGGGCGTGAATGATACTGCGGTCACCGCTGCCACTACCGACTCCACCCAGACCCTCACTGTGGCCCAGACCCAGGCTGGCTCTGATGTTGTCGCCAATCCGGGCTGGTTTGCCCGTTCCACCATTGACGCTCCGGGCATTGTGCTCGTGGACATGAACTAAAGGGAGGTAAAAGATGAACCCGACCGAAAAGAACGCTGCCCGGCTTGACCAGGGCGAACAGGTGTTTTTTGACGAGCAGCTGACCCTCGTCAAGGCCCGCACCTATGATGTCATTCACAAGGACCTCAAGGCCCTCACCCTCCTGCCCGTCAGCACGGAGCAGGATGACGCTGCGGAGCACATTGAATACCGCTCCTATGACCAGGTGGGCATGGCCAAGATTGTGTCCGACTACGCCAACGATTTTCCCCGTGTGGATACGCTGGGCACGAAAAAGTCTGTTCAGGTTCATAGCCTGGGCGACTCCTATGGCTACAGCATCCAGGAAATTCGCCGGGCGGCCCGTGCCAACTTCAACCTGGACGCACGCCGTGCTATGGCTGCCCGCCGGGGTATTGAGGAAAAGCAGGACCATATTGCCTGGTTTGGTGACCAGAAGGCTGGCCTGAATGGCTTTATCAACGCCGAAGGCACCACTGAATATGTGGCCGCCAATGGCGCAGGTGGTGGCAAGGCCTGGAGCGGCAAGACCGCTGATGAAATCCTTGCGGATGTTGTCGGCATCATTACCGCTGCCCCGGAGTCCACCAACGGCAAGGAAGTGCCTGACACGCTCATTCTCCCGCTGGCCCTCTACAACAAGTTGGCCTACACCCCGTATGGCGACAACCGGGACAAGACCCTCTTGACCTTTATCCGGGACAACTACCCGACCCTGACCCGCATTGAATGGGTCCAGGACCTCGTGGGAGCCGGGGCAGGCAACACCAACCGGGTGATGGCCTACACTCGTGACCCGATGAAGGTTGAGGTCCAAATCCCGCTCCGTTTGGAACAGCTGCCCCCGGAACGCAAGGGCATGGAATACTCGGTGATTTGCCACCAGAGAACTGCTGGCACCATCGTGTATTACCCCATGTCTGTCGTGTTCTGCGATGGCCTTTAATTCCTGATGGGAAGACACCCTGCCGCTGGGGATAAATAGGCGGCAAACTGCCGGGCTGGGTTCCGTTGCTTTTGCTCGGCTCCGGCAGTTTTTCTTTTTTTCAAAAGCAGCAAACTTTTTCATCAGGAAGGTTTAATCATGATTATCAATTTTCGCAAGGCCCGTTGCCTCGTTGCCGCCCGCAAGTCCAAAGGCTCCCTGACTATTGTTCCGGGTGTCAATATCCTGGACGATAAGGACTGGGATGACATCAAGGACTCTCTCAAGGACCGCACGGGTGAGGGCAAGGACATTACCACTGTCGTCAAGGTGTCTAAAGGACCCGGCGGCAAGGATGTCACCAGCCCGGTAAAGCCCAGTGAACTGGACCCGGCCCAGGCTGAAACCCTTATCAAGTCTGTGGACTCCCTGGATGTTATCAAGAAGTGGCTGAGCATGGAGTCCCGTGACGGGGTCCGGGCTCAACTCTTTAACCGCCAGGCTGAAATTCTTGAGGCCACCAAGCCTGAAAAAAAGGAATAGCCCCAGATGAAACCCGCCGCCCTCTCTGTTGAACAATACTTGCGTGCCCTTGCTCCTCAGTGTATTGCTGACGGGGGCTATGAGGTATTTATCAACATGGCAGAGCAGCGGACCAACCGCCAATTTTACGGACTAAAGGCAAACCAGGCAGTGGCTTTACTCGCCGCCCATATCTGGTTCCTTTTAGGCTCTGGGAATGGCGGGGCAGGTAGTGGGAATGCTGAAGGCGGGGTCACTGGTTCTATTGCCTCCAAGCGGGAGGGTGATTTGGCTATTGGGTATGGCTCCGGGGCTGCCTCCGGGTCCAGTTCCCCGTCTGACGCTGAATTGGCTCTTACCCGGTGGGGGCTTATGCTCTTGAACCTCCGAAAAGGTTGCAAGCCCTTCATTGGGGTCTGCGGGGAGGGAGTATGCCCAAGCCTGCATCCGTGACATTTGAGAGCAAAGACCTCGGCAAGTCCAAGATAAAAAAGGACCTCCGGGGCCTTAATTCCTATGCTGCCATGGTGGGCATACCCTCTACAGCCCCCCGGCCCGTTGACAAAAAGACGAAAAAGCCCCTGGCCATCAACATGGCCTCCCTCGCCCTTATCCATGAGCGGGGTTCAGCTGCCAATAACATTCCTGCCCGGCCCTTTATGAAGCAGACCCGCCAGAGGGCTGAGGGCCGTTTTGCCCGGCTCCTGCGGAGGCTCTACAAGCAGGTGGTCAATGGCAAGGTCCACCCGATTAACGGCCTATCCAAGTTGGGTGTAGCCTATGAGGGTGAGATGAAAAACACATTCCTAGTGGGCCAGTTTACACCCAATAAGCCAGCGACTATCAAACGCAAGGGGAGTTCCAGGCCCCTTATTGATACTGGTCACCTGCGCCAATCTATCATTAGCAAGGTGGTAAAGGTATGAGCACGCTGTTTCCCCATACCATCGTTGTCCGCCACCGCTCCGGGACCCTTGTGAAGGGTGTCTGGACTCCTGGCCCAGTTGAGGCCGGGACTTTTGTTGGTTCTGTTCAGCCCGTAAAGGGCAAGGACCTAGACTTGTTGCCGATTGGCCGCCGGGACACGGGGTCAATGAAGGTATATTCTAACACGCCCCTGGCAGTATCTGTTGAGGGCGGGAACAATCCGGGTGATATTGTAGTATGGCAGGGCCGTCAGTGGGAGGTAGTTGCTGAACTCCCTTACCAAAATGACCTCATTCCTCACTACAAGTATCTGGCCACGGATATTGGGGAGGCGTGACGATGGACGCAACCCAACTTTATGAATTTTTGTATGACTGGGCCTCCGGGGTTTTACCCGGTGTAGTGGTCCGGCAGTCCCATCAGGACTACCCGACCCCGAAGCACGGCCCGTTCATTGTCCTCTCTTATGCGGGGGACTGGGTAAACAGAGGGGCTGCCCCGTCTAGGATGATTTGGGACCGCCCGGACCTCCCGTCACCGAAGGTCTATCAGTGGCGTGGCCAACTCACTATTTACGAGGTTGACGGGAACGGGGAATTGCTTCACCGCCTGGTGGAGTCCCTAGATGATACTGCCATCAAGAATGACTTTGGTGATGCCGGGGTGTCGGTGCTACGCTCTATTGGTCCCCAGATGCAACCCGACCTCCAGGACAGCAATTGGAGGCGTGAGGCTATCCTGATTTTGGAATTGTCCTGGGCCCGTGCTATTGCTGGTAGTCTTGAGGTCATTGAGTCTGTGGAAATATCAGGAACAATACAAAATAGTAAAAGTGACCCCGATGGTGGAAAAAAGAGTTATATTTTAATTGAGGGCGAAAAGTCCGAAAGTGTTTCAACTACACCTTAAATGGGAGGCCTTGAATGGCATATAAAGACATAGTTCAAATCAACATTACCCGGCAGACTACCTCTGTGGCCGTGGCAGCCTTCAATGTGGCCCTGGTCCTCTCGCAGTTTGCTACCTCTAAAACTACCCCGGCATTCAGCCGTGCCCGCTCTTACGGGGACTTGAAAGCCCTCGCAGACGATGGCTGGGCTGAAAGTGACGCCGTGTATAAGATGGCCCAGGCTATCTTTATGCAGAACCCGTGCGTGTCCAGGATTGTCGTGGGCCGCATTGACTCGCAGGATGCGGACCTGGCAGCCTCTATGGCGGCAATTCAGGCTGAAGACAATTCCTGGTATGGCGTTGCCCTGGACCAGGCCCTGGCTAGTTCCCAGCAGGCACTGGCAGCCTGGACTGAGGCCAACAAGCGGTTCTCTATTATGTGGACCACGAACCCCGACACTTACGATGCCGCCAAGGACACTGACCTGGCCTCTGTTCTCAAGGGCCTCTCCTATGACCGCACGGCTGTGATTTTCAATGAAGTCCCGGCGGCTGGCGATGACTACCCGGACGCAGCGTGGATGGGTGAAGGGTTCCCGTATGACCCCGGCAGTTCTACCTGGGCCTACAAGACCCTCAGGGGGGTGACCAAGAGCAATATCACCCCGGCTAAAGAAACAGTGCTCCAGTCCAAGAATTGCAACTATTACTCCGAAGTGGGTGGCGTGAATGTTACCCAGGAAGGCAAGGTTGCATCCGGGGAATGGATTGATATCATCATTGGGACAGACTGGCTTGAGGCCCGCCTCCGTGAGGCCGTGTTCTCTGCGTTTGTGAACAACCGCAAGGTGCCCTATGACGATGATGGTATCACCACTGTGGAAGGTATTGTGCGTGGGGTTCTCGTTCAGGCTGCCTCCGCAGGCATCCTCCAGAAGGACTCCATTGAGGTGACTGTTCCTAAATACAAGGACATTCCCCAGGCAGACCGGGCAAACCGCCTCCTGCCGGACATCAAATTCACGGCCCTTTATCAGGGGGCTATCCACAAGACTAAAATTGACGGCACCATTTCCGTTTAAGGAGGTATCACAATGCCCGTTACTAATCCACTTGTAAAGACTTATGACCCGAAGATGGTGTCAGTGTCCTGGGGTGCCCTGACCTTTAGCGGCTATGCTGACGGCACCTTCATCAATGCCACCCGCTCCGGGGAGGCCTTCACCAAGCGTAAAGGAGCCGGGGGTGATGTGGAACGCACCAACAAGAATGCGTTTGACTACACCATTGAACTCACGCTGCTCCAGACCAGTTCTACCAACACGGCGTTGTCGGCTGCGTTGGCAGCGGACCAGGCTGGAAATGTTGGGGTGCTCCCGTTCATCATCAAGGACCTCCTTGGTCAGACCCTCCTCACGGCTCCCCAGGCCTGGATTGCCCAGGACCCGGCTATTGAGGAGGGTGATGAGACCACCAACCGCACCTGGACATTCCACACTGGCCCTGCGGCCTCTGTCGTTGGAGGTAACTAATCATGCTCACCCCGGCTACAAAAACCTTTGACGGCGTTCAGGTCACCTTCATTCCGCTCCCGCTCTTGGATGCCTCGTCTATTGACGCCCGTGTGGCGGCCCTTGTTTTGCCGCTCCTGGAACTCCTTGAGACCACGGACTTGTCCACGATGGATGTAAACCTCAAGGCCCTGGGCACTATAATGTCCCGGAGCCTCGCCACCCTCTCTAGGCAAGCCCAGCAGGAACTCATTGTGGACTCCCTCCGGGGTTGCACCATCCAGGTTCCGGGCAAGGCTCCGGCAGAAATTACGGATGCCGCCACCCTTAACAAGACCCTGGAAGGGGTTGGCCTTGATGTCCTCTATCAGATTGTGTTTGAGGCCTGGAGGTTCAACAAGTTGTCCCCTTTTGTCCTGGCGGCCCGTATTGGGTTGAAAACTCTGCCAATCCCTACCTTCATGGGGCCCAAAGCAGAAGCAACGGGACATGGAATAAAATTGGCAAGGTAGGACAGCTGCGGTCCGACCTAGACGGGGAATGGCCTATTTGGCGGATTGTAATTGAGGCCCACCAGCCTTTATCTGAAGTGCTACGCTGGGACCTTGAAGATGTCCGCAAGGTCAATTCCCTCCTAGATATGCGGGCGGCCCATTCTGCAGCCTTTACTGAGTATAACACCCGGAACCTAGAAAAGGACATGGCAAAGAAAAATGGTCATTGAGGAACTTACAACCCGGCTTGGATTTCAGGTGGACCCGAACGGCCTGGACAAGGGCAAGCAAGCCCTTGGCGGGTTCAAGAAGTGGGCTGCTGGGATAGGTATTGCTGCGGGAGCGGCTTTTGCCTACCTCGCCAAGACTGGTGTGGAAGCAGCAATGACTATTGAAGGCCTCTCAGCTGACTTCAAGGTAATGACAGGTTCAGCTGAAAATGCTGCTGTTTTATTAAACCAGATTTCAGACTTTGCGAAAACAACCCCGTTCAGTAAAATGGGCTTGTCTAATGCGGCCAAGACTCTTATGGCGTTTGGCCTTGAGGCTGATAAGGTTGTCCCGACTTTACGCATGCTTGGGGATGTGGCTCAAGGTGACCAGAACAAACTGAATTCTCTCGCACTTGTATTTGGCCAGATACAGTCAACTGGTAAATTGATGGGGCAGGATTTGCTTCAGTTGATTAACCAGAATTTCAACCCGCTTGAGGTCATTGCTAAAAAGACGGGAAAATCTGTGGCAGAATTAAAGGACTTGATGTCCCAGGGCCTAATTTCTGCAAACGATGTAACGAAGGCTTTTCAGATAGCCACCAGTGAGGGCGGCCTATTCTACCGGGCTACAGAGGAGCGGGCTGCTACATTAGAGGGCAAGTTGTCCACCCTCAAGGACAATTTAGAGTCAGCCCTTCAAGAAATGGCCCTGGCGTTTTTCCCTCTCATGAAGCAGTTTACCGACTGGGCAATTGCTATTGACTGGACCCCGATTGTGAACGGGGCCCAGAAAGTGGCTGATATGATTGGGGACTTGTCCGGGTTGGTAGATACCCTGACCACCTGGCTCAAGAGGCTCTCGCCACTGTTTCTGATGATTTTTGGCCCACGCCTCCGGGTGATGCTAACTTCAGCCATCACTCAGACACGGGCGTATGCTGCTGCCACCCTTTTCCTTCAGCGGGCTCACCTTGCTGCCGGGGCCGCTGCTAACTACCAGTTGACCGCCACGGGACTACTCAAGGCGGGCATGTTCTCTGCTACCCAGGCGGCTAAAGGATTTGGGGCCGGGATGAAGGCGGCATTCACCGGGGTCCTGGGTTCCCTTAACATCTTGTTGGCGGGCCTGGCAGCGGTCAAGGAGTTGTATGACTACTTTGTGGTTGAGGCCCCCAAGCAGCTGGGTAAAGAATTTGAGGCCCAGACCATTGAAGACTTCAAGAAGGGTGAGGGGGCCTATTCCATGATGGGCGGTCCCGAAGGTTATATGCAATTTTGGCAGCGGGTGTATAAGGACTCAGAAAAGAAACTCAAGGACCTCGTGAACCAGCCCGGAGCATCCCAGGCCGCAATTGATAAGGCATCCCAGGACTATAAGGATGCCCAGAAGATGTATGAGGAGGGGGCTGCCCTATACAAGAAGGTGCGTGGGATTGAGTGGTCCACTGCTAGGGCCAAGGGGGCTGCCTCGCAGGGGGTTCAGCAGACCATCACGGAGTCTAACAAGACAGTCAAGATTGATAACAAGTTTGACTTTGAGATTGCCGCCCCGGCTGATAAGAACACCCAGACCGGGCTGACTGCCGCTGATGTAGCCCAGCTGGCCAACCAGGCTATTGACGCAGCCTTCAATATCCGTTTGAAATCCTTAATTGTGGGGGCCATGTGATAAGTGTTCTTCAGGCAATTGACCAGGCTATTAGTGGCCGATTTGAGCCCACTGTCCCGGTGAGTCTGTTTTACCGGGCAGACGGGTGGAGCGTGGGTGAAATTAGTTTAGACTTAATCTTGACTGAAACTCATGCCCTCAACGCTGCTGTAACCCAGCACCCGGTCCAAGACGGGTCCACGATTAGTGACCACATCACTATTCTGCCCCGCTCCGGGACTATGAGAGCATTGGTGTCTAACTTTTCGCTGTCCACTGCTGAAGGGGATGCCAAGGCAGCCTGGGAGGAAATTTACGCCCAGGGGCAGGAGGCCCGCAAGACCCTCCCCAACCGGGCCGCAGATGCCTGGGAAAAACTCAAAGACCTCGTTAAAAAGAGGGAACTGGTGAAGGTTGTCACCGCCCTAGAGGTCTATGAGGATATGGCCCTGACTAGGGTTGAGACAGTCAGGGATGGGGACACGGGTGATGCCCTTGAGATTGATATTGACTATGAGCAGGTGACCAAGGTAAAGTTGCGGGAAACTAAAGTCACAGCCCAGGTCCAACCCCGTGATATGAAATCTACTATCAATCAAAAGTCTGCGGTCCAGGTGAACTCCGGGCAGAAGGTAGGAACGGGGGCCACTGCTCAAGAGGAGGCCCAGCTGACCTTTGGGGAGGTTGCCGTGCCATGATGAAAATTCCTTTTGACCCGACTATTTCTGCGGACCAGCAATTTCAGGTCCTTATACCTGAGCGGGCTGTGATTATGCTCACGCTGCGGTGGAATACCCGGAGCGGCTTTTGGTATGCTGATATTGAGTCCGGGGGAAAAGTCCTGAACGGCCTCAAGGTAGTTCCCCGCTGGCCTATCTTACGGGAGCACCAGGCCCTCTCGCCTATTGACGGGGACCTTATTGCCCTGCCGTTGTCCGGGAATGCCCCGGACCCGATACCCTATGAAGGCCTGGGGGACTCCTGGGGGTTGTTCTGGCTTGGCCCAGATGATGTAAAGAAGTGGGAGGCTGCCCATGGCCTGGGATAGGATTTGTCGTGTAGTAGTTCGGACCCCTACTGGACCCGGCGGGGGCAGTTATACCGAAGTGGAACTCACCAGCCTCCATGTGGATTTTAACATCACCCGGTCCCGTGTCTTTAATGACAACGAGGCCAAGTTGAATATCTACAATGCGGCTCCCGACTTTATCCGAAGGGTGCTGCAGCGGGGGTCTAATCTCCTAGTGTATGCTGGGTATAAGGATGAGGGTGAGGGCCTTATTTACCAGGGCAACATTGTGGGCGTGACCTCCGTGAGGACTGGGGCAGACATTGTGACCTCTGTTATGGCTATGTCCTTGCGGTCCCTTGACAAGCCCTTTACATCTACCCCGGTGGTGCTAAATTTTGCCCCCGGAGCCACGGCTGACGAGGTTGTAGTTGAGATTGGGACCCGGTTGGGCCTAGTCCCTATTGGGGCAGAAAACGCAAAGGGCATTACATTCCCGCAGGGCTGGGCCTTTGTCGGTCCCGTGGGTCTTGCTATTGAGAGGATAGGCCGGGACCTTATGGCACATGGGTATGGGCTGTATATTGACCTGGCTGAACTTGTTGTCTATTCTACCCAGGCAGATAGCACTTACACGCTGGCATACCTCCATTATGGGGCGGGCCTCCTATCTATCAAGGACACCACGGACTATATCGCAGCGGCCCGTGGTAGGATTGATGAGATGGGCCAGACGAAAAGGACCACCACGGGTAAAGGTAAGAACAAGAAGGTCATTATCACCACGGAGGCCTCAAAGGATGTTTACACGGAGTTGGAAAAGGTTTTCACCTCCCTTAAAAAGACCCTGAGTGCCCAGACCCTAATGATGCCGAAGGTTCGCCCCAATAGCCTGGTCCAGGTAGATACCCCGGAACATTCCGGGCTGTTTGTGGTGGACCATATGACTATCCAGGGCGGTAACTATGAGGGCGTGACCTTTGTGATGGACCTAGAATTGGTGGAGGCTTAAAACTATGTCACTAGCATCTGCTTTGTCTGCTTATATGGCTAGCACGCTGGGCGTGGTCCACACGGCTATGCCCGCCAAGATAGTGTCTTATGACCCCAAGACCCACCTGGCTGAGGTAGTCCCCACTGTCCGTATGGCGATGGACAACGGGGTGGAGTTGGAACTGCCTAAACTCAAGCGGGTCCCGGTCATTTTCCCCTCCACCACGGCGTTTGATATTGAGTTCCCGGTTGCCCCGGATGATGAAGTGCTTTTAATCTTTTCTGAGGCTGATTTGTCAGCCTGGATTGAGAGTAAAGGCACCGATGTAGTCAGCCCCGGAACGCCTAGCCGCTTTGGTCTAAATTCTGCCATTGCTATTCCGGGCCTCAGGCCTACCCGCAAGGAGGGTTCTGCCCGTATGGCCGTGGATGATAAGGGCACGATGACTATCACCGCCCCCAAGATTGTCCTGAACGGCCAGGTGGTAGTGGAAAAGGACATGCTGGTGAGGGATGATGTCTATGTAGGCCCCAAGCCCGCTGGCCCCGGCGTGTCGCTTAAAAATCATGTTCACCCGACTGCGGTTGGCCCGACCTCCCCGGCCACCCCGGCCCCTATTCCCCCGGAGGTTCAGTGATATGGCCCTTAACTTGACAAAATTCAAATCAGACCTAAAGACTGCCCTGCTGAAGGCCCAGGCCAAGAACCAAAAGGACAATGTGAATATGGACACGGCTCTAGGTAACTTGGCCGATGAGATAGCCACAGAGGTTGACAAGTATATCAAGACGGCCTCAGTATCTGTTACAGTGGCCAAAGGAATAGCCGTGTCAGTTGAGCCGTCAAGCGGACAAGGAGCAACAACGGGAACTGGCAGCGGTTCGGGGTCCTTATCATGAGGAATAGGGCCGCCGGGGTGAGGGCCAGACTGGTTTGGAGGCCACCCCGCCCGGCCCGTTAAAACGAGGTAATTTATGCAACTTGCTTTAGACACGAACACCTGGGACATTTTCTTGGACTCCACTGGGAATATAGCCCGCCGGGATGACTCTACAAAGGACCGCCTGGGGGACCTTATCTGCCAGCGGGTCCGTCACCGCCTTCAGACATTCCAGGGGGAGTGCTACCTGGACCGCTCTGTGGGTGTCCCGTATTTTGCTGAAGTCCTGAAGAAAAACCCGGACCTGCGGAGGGTCCAGGCCTTGTTAGTTGCTACTATCCAGGGAGTTGAGGGGGTAAAGAAAATTATTGACTTTTCAGTAGATTTTTCAATCCGTTCCCGTGAATATAAAGTTATATTTAAGGCAGAGGCCGATGACGGCACTATTGTTGAAGGGAGTATCTGATTTATGGGCACCTATGTCACCCCGGCGGGCCTGAAACGCAAGACACTTCAGGAAATAAGGCTTGAGATAGAACAAGCCCTAAAGCAGGCATTTGGCCCGTCTTTTGAAACCTCCGTGGACTCCCCCAACGGACTCCTCATCAGCCAGCTGTCCCTCGCCCTATCTAGCAACTGGGAATTGGCCCAGGAGGTATTTGTGAGCCGGGACCCGGCCCAGGCTACTGGTATGGCCCTTGATTGGGCGGCGGTATTGTCTAACATCAACCGCAAGTCAGCCACGGCTTGCCAGGTCCGGGCTATGCTATACACGGACCAGGCCACTGCCTCTATTCCAGCGGGTTCCTCTGCGATGCGGCCCCGTGGCAACCTAGAGTTTGACCTGGATGAAGGGGTGACGATTGACCGCACGGCTTGCGGTGAACTTTTGATTATTGACGATGGGTCGCAGAAAAATACGGACTATGTTTTTCACTTTACCTTTGGTGATGTAACCCTCAACAACTCCACAACTCAGTCCAACTTGGCCCGCCTATCCACACGGGTGATTGCGGCGGGAGGTTCTGCGGAACTTACCCCCAGGGGCCTCCGGGTGTTTAAGGCTGACGGGTCATCTGTTGGCATTACCGGGACACTGCCCAGTGATTTTGATATTTGGGCCGGGGCTGAGGGCGACTTTACTGCCGGGTCCACCGGGACCCAGACCTGCGAGGTGGGGGAACTCACTGCCATTCCAGATGCCGTAAGTGGCTGGGTTGCGGTGTATAACTATACTGCAGGAACACCTGGGACAGATATTGAGAGTGACTATGAATTGAGGCTCCGCAGGGCCATCGCAGTCCGGGCTATCCGGGCCAGGGGAACGGACCCGGCTATTGCCTCCCATATTGTTGAGGAGGTTCCGGGAGTTATTACGGCAGTGGTAAAGAGTAACCGCACTATGACTACT